AGCCGTCTCGAGTCTGTGAGACGTGATGCGATGAGATAGATGCTGCCATCAGTACGCCCCAGCAGTCCGGCTCACTCCGTACACGCGCTCCAGCGCTCCGGAGATCGGCGAGCCGCCGGATGTGATATCCTGCGCGACCCCAGATTTAACACGGTCTACGATCACGTCGATGATCGTCTGGCCGCCATGCTGCTGCGTCTCTACTTTGCCTCCGTCCTCGCCCTCGTGGATGTTGACGACGATATTTACTCCGGAGGCAGGACGCTGAAGCGCATGATTTGGGATAATCGCGCCGGAGCGCTCAGGGGTAAATAGCTCCGGGCCCTTCTCGCCGACGAGATAAGTTGTTCCTGCAGACACTCCGCCGCCGGCCGCCTTTCCGCCGCCGAACATAGCGCCGAAAATGTTACTGACACCGTTAGCGATTGCGTCTCCGATCCCGGAAAAAGTTTTATTGAGCAGCGAAGTTGCAATGCTTTTTAGGATTCCGTTTATCACATCGCTGAAGCGCCTGCCCTCCACAATTCCGCTCGACAGCGCGCTCGTTATTGATTTTCCGAGAGATTCAAATTTATCTTTGAGCTGCACGGTTTGCACAGCGACTTTTGTATGGCCTTTTGCCAGCTCGGACATTTGATTAGCCGCGCTCTTTAGTCTGTCCTCTAGTTTTTCCCCGGCTTTTTCTTCTGCCTCAAGCTCCTCAGCCACGCCTCCGTTTACAATATAATCCACCCAGTCTTTGATGCTCTCGTACGCAGGCAGAAGATTGTTTTCAGTGTTTCCTCCTAGGCTTTTAGCCAGATCGAGAGCTTTGCTTTTGTATTTGTTATACATTTTTTCGACCGCGGAAATAGTTTTCTGCGAGCTCTTTTCGACCCCGTTTGATATAGTTTCGGTGACGTTATTTATTTCTGGAGCTGTGCCTGCATATGCCTCTTTTATGGCATTTGACGTATCTTCTGCGCTTTTAGCAGCAGCATCGCTGACTTTTTTGGTTGCTTTGTTTAGGTTGTCAGCAATATCGTTTGCACCATCATCACCTACAATCTCGCGCGCCCATGCGTGTATTTCGCCAACGCGCTCGCCAATCCATGACGTTGTTTTGTCCCAGTAGCTCATCGCAGTATCTGCAGCGGATGACGTAACTGCAGAGACGTAATCTACAACTTTTTTTGCAGCGTCTGATATGGCGTCCAGCATCCCGATAATAGCTTTTTTTGCGGTCTGATACAGGCCAACGATATAGTCGATCACTGCTTTAGTCGCGCCTGCGATAGCGTCCGTCGCAGACACAAACATTCGGATCCCTAGCGCCACGAAACTTTTAGCCATCGCACCGATCGACTCGGTAGATATACCTGCGCTGTGTACTGCGTACGCGCCTATTTTTAGGATAGATTTGCCGAGCCGGATTGACATCCCGACAGCCGCGCGCATGTGATCACTAACAAAATCCAGAGCTTTTGCGATAGACGGAGCAAACTCTGCGACAACCATGCGCCACGTATAATCTGCTGTAGTGCCGAATTTTTTCATGGCCATCTCGAGCTGGAGCATGGCCTTGTCAGTTTTAGTTGACACCTCCACGCCAAGGCTCGCTGCTGACGCCTCGAGTTTAGCCAGCCCCTCCGCGCCGCCGTCTAGCATTTGTAACATTTGCGCGCCGGACCGCCCAAAAATCTCTACTGCCAGCGTGACGCGATCTGTTTGATTTTTGACCTTGTGGAGGGCGTCCGCGATTACATAGAGCTGCTGCTGCGTGTTTAGTCGCAGCAGGTTTTTAGCGGACAGTCCCAGGCGGTCCAGCGCGCGCCCAGCCTGCCCCGTCCCCTGCGCCGCCTCGCCGATGGAGCGGGACATGCGCTGCGAGCTGGTACTGAGCTGCTGGAACGTAACGTCGGCCTGGTGTGCGGCCTCTACGAGCCGCGCCCACTGCTCCTGGTCACCGCCGAGGCGAGTTGTCAAATTGCGGATTTCGGACTGCGCGTCTACTGCAGCAGTTGCGAGATTGCGCAACTGGTTGACTGCGTAGATCGCGATAAATCCCTTTACCGCGCGGCTCATGCCGGCGATAGCTCCCGTCAGCGTGCGGTTTGTGCGCTGCGCCGTCCTGCCGAGTTTTGATAGTTTGCGGTTCGCGCGTTCGAGATCGGTGTGTAGTTTTGCCGACTCGGCCTCTAGTTTTACGACTAGTTTTGAGAGTGTGGGCATTTATATAAGACCGAGGATTTTTTCGATGTCCGAGTTGCGCGCGCGCCCTTTGCTGTCGAGCACAGGCTCCGCAGGCGGCTCGTAGAAAAACTCGCTCAGGCGCGTGCCATCTTTAGCGTGCATCGACGCGATAATAGCGGCGTGATAGTTGTCACGCCACGCGCCCCACGGCTCGAGTTTGTAGTAGTCGATCCAGTCGCTCAGCTCGGAGCTGCTCATAGTGACCTCGAGCTCAGCGACTGTTCTCCCTAGCGCCAGGGCGAGCCGGTGCAAAAATATGCGATCCGGCCGCCCTGTCAGTCGTTTTTTTCGTCGTCCTCTCCGAGGCCAGAGAGCTCTAGGACTTTATCCGCGATCAGCTGCACGACGTGCCCAGCGACGCTTGAGTAGACCTCGTCTGTGTCAGTGTCAGGGTCCAGACCATCGACAGCGCAGCATACAATATACGCCTGCGCCAGCGTGGGGTTGTCCCGCATCTCAATCAGCTGGCCGCGCTCGTATGCAGACAGCTCTCGGACCTCAAATTTATCTCCGCAAACCTCAATGGAATCTCTCTTTTCGGGAACCGAAAAAATGCGGTGTTTTGCAGTGTAGTCAGTCATTATTTGCTCCTTATGATACAGAGATCGGACCGGAAACTTTGATCTTGATCTTTACTTTGTTAGGGTTGCTGTCGATCGACGGCGCCTTCTCCCAGCTGACGCAAACCGCTGAAAAGCTGTAGGTTTTTGTGTGGCTTCCGTCAGTTTGAGCGATCCTAAAATTCTTTTTCCTCTTGTTTTTGACATCGTCGATCAGCGCGTAAAGCTCCGAGTTTCCGGACCCAAGATTGTCATGGAATTCAAGCGAAATCTCGTTTCCGTCAGGGAGTCCCATGATATATTCTTTCGCCGTCGAGTCATAATCTGTCGAGTCGACAAGCGAGTTGGCCTGGCCGAAACTTGAGATATCAGTCAGCCCGTCGATTTTGTTAAACGCCTCCCTAGCGGCTCCGTTTCCGCGGTAAAATTTCACACCGCCAATAAAGTCACTCATTTACAATTCCCCTCGAAAAAAAATCTCATACGTCTGCGAGCGCCTCCAGCCTCCTGCGTCCGGCTCGTGCACTACCGTCACGTCCCTCCGATAGATCGCCTGTATATCCAGCCCGTCGATCGTGCGGGCTCCGCCCTGGAGGATTCTGTTGATCTCCAGCGCCAACCTGGCGCCGCCAGACGGCTGTTTGCTCCACGCGTCCACGATCACGTCTACAGCCAGCAGGTCGCCCGTGCCGTCATACGTCTGATAATCTCGCACACCAGTCAGTCGATACGTGACCGCCGGCAGCTGGCAGTCCGCCGGCAGCGGCGCGAGATATATCCGGTCGTCTACGATATCGGATATCGTAGCGTGCCGGTACAGCTCGCTGTATATCGCGCCCTCAATCACCGCAATTTAGCCGCAAGTTTTGCTCTGAAATTGCTCACGATATTGCTTGAGTTTTCGTCGAATGTGCTGCGAAACCACGGCTGCGCTTTTATATATTTAGTGCCGCGATCCAGGAACTGCACGCCGTAGTATGCCTCTTTTTTGACACCGATATATACAACCGCGATAGTGCTATTTTTTGCACGGACGAGCTTTGACTCCTTGCCTACAGAGCGCCGCAAAAACCCGGGTGCTACCAGGCGCCCCTTATATGTCCTATGGTCTCGCGTTCCCACAGGAGCGACGGCCCGCAGTTTGCGCACCGTCGGCGTCGCGCTGGTCATCAGCGCAGAGCGCAGCGCTTTTTGAGATGTTTTGGATTCCATGTCTTGCAGCTTTGCTTGCAGCTCTTTGAGGCCCTGCACGTGCAGATCACTCATCCCGATATCTCCTGACGCACCTCATATCAATCTGCCGGTCGCGCTCGCCAACATTTACAACATCAATTATATGATATGTTTTGTCCTCGTGCACAATGCGGTCCCGCGGGCTGATATCATCTAGCACGTGCTGATGCCTGATCGTGATCACGTGCGTAGCTGTGATATCGACAGAGAGTTTATCGCTGCGCTCCTCGTCTGAGATCGTCCTGATCGCAGCCCAGACTGTCGCGATATCGCTCCAGACGTCCAGCCTCTCCCCAGCGTCACCCCTGCCTGGCGTGCTGCGCTGTATCGTGATCCTGTGCCGTAGCCGTCCAGCACGCATCAGACCCTCACAGTTTTATACGGCGCGAGCAGTCTATCGACGCCGAGTTTTATATCGATAAGCTCCTGGTTTTTGACAATCGTGGCCTCCCTGTGCTCGTACCAGTGCCCGACCAGCAGCAGGATCGCCAGCCGGATCGGCTCCGGGATATCACTAGACGACGAGCTGCCCGCGTGATAGATCACGCGCACAGAGCCGGGAGCGCTCACGTCCGGCCACGTCACTCCGTCGGCGCGCAGGACCTGCGTGTAGTCGTGCGCTGTGACTACACGATACGCGGCGGCCGGCAGGATCGTAGTGCTGCCTGCATCGATGTGCTGTATCTCGTCGACAGAGATCACAGGCTGCACCGGCAGCTCGATGGCGCCGTCCGCGGGGTATCCGTCTAGCTCTAGCGTCACCTGGCGCCGCATCAGCGCGCGACC